TCATTCACTACCGCCCGAGGCAAACATATCGCCCTGGCGGCCCGAAATTTCCTCCTTGCGGACCGCTTTCACAATCTTGTAGATCCACTGCAGCGACACCCCATACTTGCGTGCCAGCTCACTGTGATTGGTGCCATTGAAGTCATCATAAATCTGCCGGTCCCGGCGACTCAACTGAATCGACTGCCCCATCGGGAAGTACACATTCTGTCCCCCCCAATGGGCCGCCATCCTGTCCGTTATCTCCTTGGCCACATGCTGAGCCTTGCCTGCCTCCATCGCTACCAACTCACGAAGCGCCACTGCCACATGCTCCGTGAGATCGGTCAACAGCTCAGGCCCCTTGCTCCGTAACTGACTCATGAACCCTCCTGCGGCAACCGCAAGGCGCTGTCGACCCGCTGCTGCCACTGCTTAAGATGCTCAATCACCCGACTGGCTTGCGTCGCCGACAACCACTGAAGCGCCGAAACCTGAGTCATCCCCAAGACAAACTGCCCCAGCGCAGCCTCCGAAGCATCCCGCACCGCCCCCAAATCATGCAACGACAGCCACAGCGACCGAATCTTTCGCGACTGCGCATCGCCAGCCAGCGGACGCGTACCCTTGCCGCCAGCGCGCACCTTAAACCCGCGCTGCTTAAGCTCGTCCACCACCCGCGACAGATCAGCCACACTCAACACCGCACAAGACGTCGCGCCCCCCAACCCCCGCATATTCCTCAGCATCAAACGGAAGACCTCATCCTCCATACCCAACTCACGACGGGCCACATGGATCAGCTTGATCAAACGAAGCCGCTGCGGACTAGACGGCGCTGCGCTCACAAACCACCCCCTGACGACTTCGGACGCCCGCGCGGCTTACGCGCCTGAGTCAACGCATAGCGACGCTGACGAATCCGACTGCAACGCTCATGACTCCCATGCGCCCGCGCGCGCTCGCACACATCGCAAACCGCCACCTCATACAACTCCTGAAGATGCATCACATCACACCCCCATCGTCAGACGAGTAACGGGCTGATGACTCACCGCCCGATGCAACCGAGCAGACGCCCCGGCCCGATAGCCGGCGTCCGCCGCCCCCTCATCACGCGCCTTCAACTTGCGCCGTTTCAAATCCACGTGCTGAAGGTCCGGATGATGCTTCTTCATAAACGCATCGACAGCCTCGGCCACCCCATCATCCACACCCGCAAACGCATCGATCTTGCTATACACCGCATCAATCCACGCATTCGCGAACGCATCCCCACGGGCCACTTTCGTCGCACGCTTACAGCGCTTCTGCGTCTGCAAATACTCGCGCCGCGCCTTCTGCAGCTGGCGTTCAAGCACCTGATACGCGTACCCCGTCAACTCCGGCGCCGCTGCACACCTCACCAACAAAAACCGGGCAGCACTCAAAAAACCGTTACACACAATCACCCGCGTGCCAAACGCATGCGCGCACACCTGGACCAACCGCACACGCCAGGCTGGCGGCTGACCCTCAGAGCCTGCCAACACCGACGCCTCACAGGCCATGCTAGCCAGCACATCGCCCATCTCCAGGCTATAAAGGTCCATCAACTTGCGCGCCTGACGCAAAGCAATCTCAGCCTCATTCGGATTGCTCGACTTGCACTTAGCCATCTCCAGGCACTTCTTGATCTTATCCAGGATGCGATCGTCGCCCATCTCACACCCCCGCCAAATCAAGGGGGATAGCCACATACCGATCCGTATCCCCAACCCGCTCATACACCCGGATATAACTGCGGCTGCCCGACACCTGGATCGCATCCCCGATCGCCTCCATCGCCCGGTTCCAGCGCGGATCATCAATCTCATGCCGACGCAGCGAAAGAATCCTGGACGTGCGCAACTCCCCATTACGGTCTGCCCGAAACGCATCATTAATCAGCACCCGCACCCCCGGATGCGAATTCGCCGTCCACTCATGCGCGCACTCATCCAGCAGCGCCTTGGCCGACTGCAAATGCTCGTTAAACTCAATCAAATCCTGATTTTGGCGGACCAACTTAAACCGGCCATCGAAACTCGCCAGCGTCAGATTTCCCTTCCTGCCTCGCGACCTGACGTCGTACTGCTCCAGACTGATCTGCTCCAACGCCTCAATGTCACCGAACACCCGCGCCTTAAAATCCACCAGACCCTGATGAATCGCCTTAGCCGACGCCACCGCCTCCAACACCAGCGTATCGCGCAGCAAATCGGTCGGCCGGATCGAAGCAAGCGGCACCATCCGCCCCAGCGCATCCAACCGATACCCCTGCGGCACCACCATCACATCAGGCGCGACCATGCGGCACCTCCCGACACACACCACAATCGCCACTGGCAGCGGCCTCAATCAAATCCAGCCGCTTACCCAAGCCCAACAAACGCAGCTGCGCTTTCAAAGCGCGCGGGACCTGATCCCACGCATCCAGCAGCGGGCCAACCAAAGGCATAACAACCGCAGCCTGCTCAGCCCGTACCACCGCCAGCAACGCCGCCTCATCAAACCCCTGCAAAACCGAATACTCCCTCATAAACCTTGCTCCCTGATCAAACTGAACCACACCACATTCACACCGCGAATCGTCACGCAGTTACGGACAAAGCGACCCTCCGACGTACTGCGCACACCCCGCAACTCATCCTCAAAGCGCCGACATAGCAACGCCACCTGAGCCGCATGAATAAAAATACTGTTCTGGGCAAACACCAAAGACTTGATCGCTACACCGGCCCGACGCATGTCCCGCGTCAACCCGTTGAACGCCACCAACCTCATCGAAAACTCATCCGTCAAAATACTCAACGGCGACACCGCAAAGGCAGACCGCATATCACACCCCCTTGACCACGTCGGCAGACACCAACGGCGCCCCCAGCTCGCAAGCCAGATTCAGCGCAGCCGTCATCAAATTGCCGATTGCCAACGGATACAACAGCGACACCGACTCATCCCGACCGCCATGGCGCCTGGGCTGCGATAACCGCTGAGCAATCGCCGCAATACCGCCAGCGTCCACCACCTCAGCCAACCGTTTACCCGCGCGCTCAAAGCGAAACGCCAAAAACTCCTCAAGCCTGGGCCCCTCGACAGGCCCCAACGTCACCCGCTCACAACGCTGCACCACCTCACGCACATCGGCATTGCGCTCACTGAGCTTCACACCCAACTCCGGCTGGCCCACCATGATGATGCTCACCAGCTTCGTGAACCCCACCTCCAGCTCCAGAATCCGCTTCAAATGTTTAAGCGTCGGAATCGGCAGACTGTGCGCCTCCTCAATCAACAAGCAGTGGCGATAGCCCGCCGCATGCGACTCCTTCAACGCCCGGTGCAACTGAGCAAAACGCGCCTCAGGGCTACTCTTGGGCTTAGCCAACGGCGACACCGCCGCCATCATCGCCTCGGCGATATGCGTGCTCTTGAGCGACTTACCCTTCGTATCGTTGTCCTCGGACGCCAACACATAAGGCTCGATGACAATCACCGGATCATTATTCTCAGCAATCCGGTGAAGCAGATCCCGGCGCAGCGTGCTCTTGCCCGCCCCGGACTCACCCTCAATCGCCAAAAATCCCCCATGACGCGCCGTCTGATACATCGCCTCGCGCACATACCGGATATCGGGGCTTACCCACATATCCTCAGCGCTCTGCAACTCATCAAACGGATCACGAAATAACCCGAACGCCTTACGCGTCGATGGCAGCAAAGATTGTTTTGGCAGTAACATCACTTCGTCCTCCCCGGACGGCTCTTCTATAAGGGCCGGATCTGCCGTGTTAGCGCACGGCAGATCCACTTCATCAAATGCCTTCGCAATATCCCCGTCACTCGCACCGGCCTGCGCCAGAAACGCGCGAATACTGCCCCGTAAAACCTCCGCATCCAGACTGCGCGGCCACTGCCCATGATTCAGCAACTGAGCCACCGTCGCCTCACTCACACCCAGCGAACCCGCCAGCGACGACTGCGGCTTTCCGACACCCTGCAACACCCGCTTGAGCTTCAACATCACTCACCTCCAACCACCATTTTCACCAGGCCAAGCGGCCTGCGAGCGTCCATCAACGGACCTTTCAGCTGCGCCTCGATCACGCTCAGTTCCTCCTGCCGTACACCCTGCGCAAAACGCCGCTGCAACCAGGCGAACATCTCGGACGTCCACGCCTCACCCAAGCGCATGCGCAGCCACTTCGCAGCCTCCACATGACTAAGAGGCATCAGCTCCACCGCAGGCGAATTGACCATGAGCTCCGTACCGCGACGCGGCAAATAGCTGGGCAACACCGTGTCCGATACGTGCTTGTGCGGATCAATCAGGCCACCGAATGGCACGGCCTTAGCCTTACGTGCAGCGCGGGCGTCATCCTCGTTACAAGTGCCCGTAGCCAACTGCTCCAACACCTTGCGCGAAGCCTGAGTCGCCGTTTCGGCATGGCGCTTGTACTGTTCGCCAATCGTCGCCGAGGTCTGAGCAAAGCCGAATTGATCGATCCCGATCCTGTCCACCACATGAAAGTGCTCACGTCCGTCATCACCGATCACCACAGCCATCGCCGTGTCCTCATCGCGCCAGCAGTTGCGGGTGATCAACAGCTTTTCACCCACCATCACACCCGGCACAGAGGCCACATCGAACTGCCCACCGCGAAACGACACCCGCAACAGATTGCTCACCTTGCGATACTCAGGCGTACTCACCGCCAGTTCCCGGCAGACCTCAACGCTGGGCGCCAGCCGCAACTGCTCCACCGTGATCAACTGCCACACGCCGAAGCGAGTCCTGCGCGTGCGCGTATGGATCGCCGTCGCGTTGTAGTACCGCATCCACTTCCCGGCCCAGTCATTGATCTGCTCAAGACTTTCGGCGGCCTGAAACCTCAGCGCGCTTTCAAACTCGCGCTCCACAAGGTTGTGGGCTTGCTCGACCTGACCCTTGGCGCGCGCATTGCCGACCTGATTGATCACCAACTCAATGCTCATCGCCCGACACAAATTGCGGAAAACGCCGCTCGTCATCGCAGCCCCAGGATCAGTCATCAGCATCCAGGGCACCCCATGAAAGGGGTCTGCGGCGTGGCGTTTTTGCATGGCATTGATCAACACATTGCACAGATTCAAAGCCGACTCAGCCCCCAACACGTACTCCACGTACAGCGTGCCGCTTGTATGGTCGGTGACCACGTAGCGCCACAAACGCTGACGCTCGATCCGCTTCAAATTCCCCGGCTTGCCGTCATAGAACTCATCCTTTTTCATCTCGCGGGCACCGTCATCAGCCAGATAAAACTGCGTCGAAATCGAGGCATCCACCTGCCAGACATGATTGGGGTGCTTACTGGCCAGCGAAACCGCAGGCGCGTCACGCAACAACTGCTCAGGGTGTAACTTGTAAGTACGCAACGCCCTGGCAATGGCACCGCAAGACAAAGCCCGAAACTCCCCGGTCACCTCATCCACACGACCCGCCACAATCAGGTTATTGCTGCGCAGACGCTCCACGGCGCGCTCGATGGTCGAGAGCTGCTTGTTGTTGGCCCGGATCGACTCCAGCAACACCGCCGAAATCATCCGCGCCTCAGCCAGTGGCAACGCACTGTGCCCGGCATCGCTGCGGCGCTTGCGTGGTTTACTCACACACACCTCCCTGAGCTTTCTCTGCAACGTCTGCACCGACATCCCAAGCTCCAATGCCCCGGCTTGATACACCGCAGTGCGCTGCCCGTGCGGCGCGTCCGCCGCACGTTGCGCGATCTCCACCAACAGCCGGGTTTGTATGGGCGTCATCGGTCAGGCCTGCTCAAGCCAGGCGGGATGACCATCCAGTTGCGCGGGCAAATGGAACTCGCTGCGCACCCCAGCCAGACAAATTTCCAACTGACGAATCAGTCCCGCCTTGAACACCCGCTGATCTACCCCATCCACTTCCGTATGCTCGGCAAGCTTGGTAAAGCCTTCACGCAGCGCTCCCAAAATCGTGGTTTCAGCCTCATAAGCCAGCGCTGCAACCTCCTGACGCAACTCACTGACCGCTTCGCTGACAGGCATGGACTGCACGCGCTTTCGGTTCTTCTCCAGCTCCTGTCGGGTCCGGTCCAACTCCACGGTTTTCTTCGCCATCACCTCGGCCTGAGCTTCATAATCGGCATTCGTCTCATCAAGCCGCTGCGTCAGCTCCTCCTTTTCCTTTGCATGCTTGGCGATGATTTCTTCGGCCAGATCAACAAAAGCCTCCTTGTCGCCAGACTTCGCCACCTCAATCAATGCCGCCTGCTGGTCCTCAGGCAAACGCCGGTACTGACGCATTTCGCGATAACCGATGCCCATACGCGACATCGACTCCAGCGCTGCCTCACCAAAGGTGCGCAGGTTGGCGATATCCTGATTAGCCTTCTCATCAGAAACCCCAAGCGCCTGGCAAAACTCAGCCCACGTCCCCGAAAACTCCAAACCGTTTGGCCCAGGCTTACCCTGCAAGGCCCGGTACAGCTTGTTTTCCTTCACATAAGCCAACTTGGAAGCCCAAACCGTTTGGGAAAACTTCCCAAACGCATCCGCCATCTGCGCCTGACCCAATAACTGATTGAGCAAATCACGCTCGTCGCTGTGCGCCCCCTGTACCGACGCCAACAAATTCTGACTGGCCGTCAACATCTCACCGTCCAACGCAGGCAGATCGATCCCGTCCTGCAATTGCTCTTTCTTCCTGGCCATCGTCTTTACTCCCTATACCCAATCGAACCCGCAGCAATACGCTGATTGATTTCCTGCATCCGGCCCTGTAACCGAGCCATGTGCTCGGCATGCGCCTGAGCGATTTGTAAAATGGCCACCGAATGAGCGAAACGGCCGTTGTCCAGCTTCACCGCCAAACCTTCTTCAATCAGCGTCTGCACAGCCCGCGTGATATTGCTCGGGCTGTCCTGAGCCAACTGCGCAAGCTCGGTATTACTCAAGCCGGTGACCGTATGTCCCTTCATGGCCTTCAACACCCGCAAAACGCGGGCGGCAGCTGACACCGTGCGGCTCATAAGCACTTCTCCCGTTGCCGCTGGGGCGAACCGTTAGGGTTAAAAAAGCCAGGATTGCGTACACCCCAAAGCGACAGCGTGCGAATACCGAAACAGCAATCCATTACTGCGTTCTGAAAGCTTTCCAAACACATTCGGGGTTTGCTGCCTCGCAAAAGCGTTGCATGGGGCACAAACATTTGCGGTAAATTGACAAACGCCGTATCGCCTGCGACCCGATCCGTATCAGCGGCCATGTTCAGCCTCATGCTGCAACCGTATCGCTGAGCTTGAGGCCCAGCTTCACAGCAATGTCGTGGGCCTTTCCGTAATGTGCTTTCGCTTGCCCGTTGAGCACGCGATACACCTCGTTGCGGCTGTAACCGTGCAGCGTTGCCCAGTCGGTGAACGTAGTGCCGGTTTGGCGGAATTTAACCTTCACCTGGTCAGCGGTGAGGGCTTTGGCATGGGTGGCCATGACAGCGGCTCCTTTGATGCAAAGATGATTACTGTTTGTCTGAATGATTTTGGTAGGATATATACACGATGTCAAGCGATGCGGTGGAATATATACACGTAAGATTGCGCGAAGAGATTGACCGCTGTGGGATGAGCCTTGCCGCAGCGTCCCGCGCTGCTCAGGAATCAAGCCCCCAACGTCTCAAGGACGTAGTCTCGGGACGTCAGAAATGCACCGCTGATTTAATCGCCAGATTGATACCGCTCGGCGTTGATAGCCATTACGTGCTAACCGGCCAACGCCCGGCCGGTGCGATCACGTCAGAAGAAATCCGCCTGCTCGAATTATTCCGGGCGGCTCCCCAACCTGTGCAGAACGCGGTCACCCGCGCGCTGTACACCGAAGAGACCGCCAGCAACCCTGGCCAGACCTTCGAAGGTAATGTCGGCCAAGTGGCTCAAGGCGACATCAATAACCAGCAGGGGGTGACGTTCGACATGCGCCAGCGTAAGAACAAGCACTGATAGCCCCTCGGCACCCACCCGCGAGCCGATCCGCCAGCCCCACCTTCCGCAAGGAACACCGTGCCCAGAACCCAACCGTTCTGGCGTGGCGGCCTGCTGCATGCGATTTCACGACTAATCGTTGCAGGGCCATTTCATCTAAAAAAAGGAGAACCTATGAAAACAAGGACCTCAACACTGCTTGGCCTATCGTTTATGACCCTGATGGGGTGTGACAAAGATCAGCCGCAAAGCACTACTTTCACTGTCGTGACCGATGACCCCAAGGTTAATACCGCGCTACCTGCCGTCCGGCAGGCGTGCCCGGGGCTGGATACCTACAGCTCGCAATTTGCCAACACCCGTGTGCAACAACAATTCAGAACTGCCATCGTCTTCGACATCCCGGACACCGCGCGCCTGCCCGATGCCTACAAAGCGGCCGGGCACACCTGTTACCTCGAAATCGATTCGGCGGGCAAAACACTCTTCATCGAGAAACAGGCGTGCAAGTCCGTTTGCCTGGACCAACTCGACACCCCGCAAGGCCAACTGAGCCTGCCACTGGCCGAGGCACGTCCATGAACCACCAAAATTTCCATAACACCGTAGGCCAGGTAGCGGGGGGCAACATTAACAACTACGGGGTCAATGACCTGACCATTCTCACCCGCCAAGAGGTAGAGACCTTGCGTCTTCACCTGATCGAACGCCTGGCAGATGCTCGCAAGCGCATTCTCTACAACCCTATCGTCGGCTGGATGGTCACAGGCGCCATCATCATGTTCATAGAGATCTTCACCGGCCTTGCCATGCAGCACGCCTGGGCCCTGTTCGTGACCCTGCTCACAGGATTGCTACTGCCTTATTTTTTCTTCATCCCGATCCAGAGAAAATACGGCCCTCTGGTCCACGCGTATCGCGACCACATCCAATACATCGAAACCTACCAACACAGCCGGAGCTGGATTTAACAGGAGCGACACCCATGCCAAGTCAGATATTCCAGGCCCCTGTAGGCCAGGTTGCAGCAGGCAACATCCATAACAACCAATCAAAGTGGGACCATCACAGCCTCCAGGAACTCAAACACCTCAAATCCGCCTACGCAAAAGAGCGCACCAAGGTATGGTTCGCCCAATACGTCAACCGCTACGCAGCAGGGCTGTTGATCGTCCTCGCGCTAATGGGTGCCTGGGGTGGGTACATGATTCAATCAGGCGGACTGGTCGGCGCAATCACCCCGGATAAAATGGCAATTCTCGCCGCCTTCGCAGTCAGCACGCTGGCGTTAGCCTTCGGATTGCATCGGCTGCGCGTCAACGCCCAAGCCACCCTCGTTGAACTGGACGATGACCTCAAAGGCATCAATCAGGCGATCCGTTACAAAAAATCCGCGCAAAAACGACCTCTTTAAACCCGATTAAAAGCCCCCCAGCCTTGCGCCGCCGATCATGGCGGCGTGTGTAATCACGGCGCCCACCTCACAGCAGGCGCCCAGGCAGGAGGCGCAACATGCGACCCATATTCAGATCTGAGCCGCCTCGCGGCATCCGCAACTTCAACCCCGGCAACATCCGCCATGCCCTAGGCGTGCGCTGGCAAGGCCAGGCGGTCAACCAGACCGACCCCCAATTTGTCCAGTTCACCAGCCCGCGCTGGGGCATCCGTGCAATCGCTCGCGTGCTCATCACCTACCAGGACAAACGCCAGGCCCGCGACGGCAGCCGCATCGACAGCGTGCGTGAAATCATCGAGCGTTGGGCGCCACCGTCCGAAAACAACACCGACGCTTACACACGTGCGGTCGCACAAGCCCTGGGCATCGATGCCGAAAGCCCCCACATCGACGTTTACGATTTCCACACCCTTTACACGCTGGTTGAGGGCATCGTTCGCCACGAAAACGGCCCAGGTCCACTACCGGCAGGCGCGTGGTACGGGCAAGCCATCATTGCTGACGGGTTGGTCTTGGCCGGCATCGAGCGCGGTGCAGTCCACGGCACAAGCGACGGTGCCGCATGAAACTGATCCCGCACTGGCGGTCGTGCTATCGCCTCTACAGCGTTCAGCTGAGCGTGCTGATCGCCGTGCTCGGTTTTGCCCAGCTTGAACTGCTGCCACTGTGGCAACCGCAACTGAGCCCCAGAGCCTATGCCAGCCTCAACAGCGTGCTCATCTTCCTGTTGTTCTGCACACGCCTGATCAAACAAAACCCACGCCAGCCCGACGCGCCATGATCACCACGCGCCCTAATGCCTGGTTGATAGCCGCGCTTGCCTGCGCGGTGAGCGCAGCGTGCGCAGGTAAAGCGGCGTACGACTTGGGATATCGCCATGCCCAAGCCCTGGGCAGCGTCGACCTCAGCGAACTCAAGGCCAGCAGCACAGAACGAAATCTCAACGCTGAACGCGCCAATCGCCTGCAACTGCTCCAGCAAGTCACCCGTGCCCAACAAAGTGAACAGCTGCTATTGGACGTGATGAGTCGCAATGCCAATCAAGCCCAAGAGCGCCAGGAGCGTATCCCCCATGTCACTTCTCGATATCGGGTGGCGCCCAGCGCTGCTACGCAGCCTATTCCTCGTTGCGTCTTCACTGCTGGCTGGTTGCGCGACTTCAATGCCGCCATCAGCGTGCCAGCCGCAACAACAGGCGCCTCTGCCATACAGCTTGCAAAAACGGCCGACGCCGCCCCCGGTACTGACGCCGAATTACTGGAAAGCGGCATTACCCCCGCTGACATTCTTGCCCATGCCCAACATTACGGCCTCTGGGTGCGCCAACTCGTCGAACAGCTCAATGCCGTGCTCGACCTTAAGTCTGAGGAATGACACCTCATGGCGCTAAGTCACACCCCACAGCAACATTTACCGAGCGGCGTGCTGCGCAAGCCCACGGGCAGCGCACAGCGTCAAACACTGCCCACCGGCTACCGTTGCGAACTGTGCGGAGATGCCCTCGACGAAGAACTCAGGCTTTTAGAGTTAGGCACCGAGCACTGCGCAGACTGCGTCGCCACCCTGAATCAACTCCAGATGGGAGCCGTTCGATGAACTTCACTGAACTCAGCTTCAGCCTCAGCGCCGTGCAATGGCTGGTACTGACCGCCTTGGGTATCTACACCTGGCTCAGCAACCGTCAGGCCGCCAGCGCCTTGGAACTGCACCAACTGCGCACCCGCATCGTCGCCCTCGAAGAACACATTCGCCACCTGCCGGACCAGTCCGCTGTTACCGATTTACTGGGCGACATGAAAGCCATGCGCGCCGAACTCACGGGGGTCAAGGACGCACTGGCCCCTTTGGCCCGATCGCTGGACCGGATCAATGACTACCTGCTACGAGAAAAAACATGACCCCCTATGCCGACTTCCTGCGCCACGACATGCGCCTGGTCATCCTTCGCCTGCTGGGGGAAATGCCGGGCTACCGCGCCAATAGCTCCGTACTCAACACCGCACTGGACAACTTCGGCCACACCGCCAGCCGTGACCAGGTCAAAACCGAGTTGTACTGGTTGGCCGAACAAGCCGCCGTCACCCTCAACGACGTCGGCCCGGTACTGGTCGCGACACTCACCGAACGCGGTCAGGACATTGCCGCAGGTCGAGCGCGGGTGCCCGGCGTCAAACGGCCGGGAGCATAGGCATGGCTGGCAAATCCTCCATCTCCCGCCTGCCACCCGACGTTAAAACCTACATCCACAAACTGCTGCGCGAAGACCGCATGACCCTGAACGCCATGCTCGCCGACATCGAGTCCCGGTTTCCCCACGAAAAGCCCCCCAGCCGCAGCGCCTTGGGGCGGTTCAAAGTCGGCTTTGAAGAACTCACCCAAAAAGCCCGCCAACAACGGGAAATGGCCGAAGCCTTCGTCGGCGCTTTTGGCGAAGACGCATCCGACAAGACCGGCGTGTTGCTCGTTGAAGCCATATCGACCCTGACCTACCAGGCCGCCATGGGTGCCCATGAAAAAGACGACGTCACCATCGCCGAAATCTCTGCCCTGGCCCGCGCCGCCAAGGCCACCATGGAAGCCCGCACCCTCAGCGTCAAAGAGCGGCAAACCATCGAAAAAGCCGCCCGCGAACGTCTCCTGCAAGAGCAAGCGGCTGAGCTGGACAACGCCGTCCAAAGCAAAGGCATGACCGAAGAACAGGCCCTGTTCTGGCGGCAGAAATTTCTCGGGGTATGAGCGCCATGAAAGCCTCTACCAGCACACTGCGCGTCATCGAATGGGAAGAATTGCCCCCCAGCGTTCGGCAAATTCCGGACGGCTACAACCCCATTGCCAACGGCATCCTCATGGCCCATCAGGCCGATTGGTTACGCATACGCGCTCAAATCAAGCTGTGTGAAAAGGGGCGGCGCACCGGCATCACCTTCGCCGAAGCGCTGGACTCCGTCATCACCGCCGCCTCACAGAAAAACGCCAGCGGCATGGACTGCTTCTACATCGGTGACACCAAAGAAAAGGGCCTCGAATTCATCGGCTACTGCGCCAAGTTCAGCCGCGTCATGGCGCAGGCCCAAGCCTCGGGCGTCAGCGACATCGAAGAGTTTCTTTTTGAAGACCAGGACGACGCGGGCAATACACGCCAAATCAACGCCTACCGTATCCGCTACGCCTCAGGCTTCAAAATCGTCGCGCTGTCCAGCAACCCTGCGGGCATTCGCGGCCTGCAAGGCAAAGTCATCATCGACGAGGCCGCCTTTCACCGCGATGTTTCATCGGTGCTCGATGCCGCCACCGCATTGCTTATCTGGGGCGGGCGCATCGTCATCATCAGCACCCACAACGGCAAGTCGAACGCCTTCAACCAGATGGTCAACGACATCCGTGACCAACGCTACGGCGACAGCGCCCAGGTCTATCGCGCCACCTTCGACGACGCCGTCGCCAATGGTCTCTACGAGCGCGTCTGCGAAATGGCCGGTGACGTGGCCACTGCCGATGGCAAAGAAGCCTGGTACAAGAAAATCCGCAACGCCTACGGCCCGCGCAAAGCGCAAATGCGCGAAGAGCTCGACGCCATTCCCCGCGACGGCAATGGCGTGTGCATCCCAGGCGTGTGGATCGAAGAGGCCATGCGTCCAGGCCGCACCGTGTTGCGCCTGGCGTTGGACGACGATTTCACCGAGCAACCGGTCTACCGACGCGAGGCCTGGGTCAACGAGTGGATCGAGCGCAACCTGGCGCCGCTGATCCCCCAACTCAACCCACAGTGGCGGCATTTCCTCGGCATGGACTACGCCCGGCACCGAGACTTTTCCATCATCTGCCCCATCTCAGTCGATCAAGCCCGTCACCGCGACGTGCCTTTCGTCATCGAAATGCACAAGGTCCCGGCACGCCAGCAGCAACAAATCCTGTTCTACCTCCTGCGGCGCCTGCCGCGATTCGTCGGCGCAGCGCTCGATGCCTCAGGCAACGGCGAAACGCTGGCCGAAGACACCGCCGACGAATTTGGCCGCAACCGCATTCAACAAGTCAAAATCACCCGTGCCTGGTACGGCGCCTGGATGCCCAAGTTCGTCCAGCTGTTCGAAGACGCCACCCTGACCATGCCCCGCGATGACTCCCTGCACCAAGACATACGCGCCATCGAGCTGGTGGACGGCATTCCCATGATCGTCAAAGCCCGCCAGCAAGACCTAAAAGACCCGGAGCTTTACCGCCACGGCGACTTTGCCGGCGCAGGGGCGCTTGCCCACTTCGCCACACTCGAAGTCGCCTCAGGCCCGGTCACCGCCAAATCCAGACGCCCACGTCAGGGCCAACGCATCACCCAGGGGTATGCATGAACAACCAAGGCCTGTGGGTCAGCCCCACGCAATTTGTCAGCTTCGCCGAGGCCAAACGCGGCCGATCACTCAGCCGTCACGTTGCCACACGCAGTCGCACCGATGGCGCAGCATTCGGCGGCCTGAGCCTGCCCAACCCCGACCCCATTCTAAAAGCCCAGGGTAAAGACATTGCCGCCTATCGCGACCTGCGCAGCGCGGCACGCGTGGGCGGCAACATTCGCCGTCGCAAGTCCTCGGTATTGAGCCTGGAACGCGACCTCAAACGCGGCGACGCACCGCTCAGGGTCGAACGCTTCATCCGCGACTGGCTGGCGGGGCTGGACCTGGACCGCATCATCCGTGAACTGCTCGACGCGCCGCTGTTCGGCTACCAGCCCATGGAACTCATGTGGCAGCCGCTGGGGCTGTATCAGGTACCGGAAGACCTGCTCGGCAAACCCGCCGAATGGTTCTTCTACGACAAACTCAATGCGTTGCGCTTTCGTGCCCAAGACGCCGGCATGGACGGCGAACCCTGCGACCCCCAGCGCTTCGTCGTTGCCCGGCAGGACGCCACCTACGCCAACCCTTACGGCTTTCCCGACCTGAGCATGTGCTTCTGGCCCACAGTCTTTATGAAAGGCGGCTTGAAATTCTGGGTGCAGTTCACCGAAAAGTACGGCAGCCCCTGGGTCATCGGCAAACATCCGCGTGGCGCCACCGACGCCGAAACCGACCTGCTGCTCGACAGCCTCGAAGCCATGGTCCAGGACGCCGTCGCCGCCATCCCTGATGATGCAAGCGTGGACATCGTCGAAGCCGCTGGCAAAGCCAACAGCGCCACCGTTTACCGCGAACTGCTGGAGTACTGCCGCAGCGAAATCAACGTCGCCATGCTCGGCCAGGACCAAACCACTGAAAAAGACAGCAACCGCGCCAGCGCCACGGCGGGGGCCGAAGTCACCAAAGACATCCGCGACAGTGACGCCGCCATCGTTGCTGCGGCGCTCAACGCCACCATTCGCCGGGTCGTGGACCTCAACTTTGGCCCCTCCGTTGCCGCGCCGATCTACCAACTGTGGGAACAAGAACAGATCGACAAAGTCCTCGCCGACCGAGACAAAAGCCTGTCCGACGCGGGCGTACGCTTCACCCCTCAATACTGGGCACGTACTTACAACCTCAAGCCAGATGACCTTGCGTCAGACACTGCGCCGCTCGCTAAAACCCAAGACTTTAGCGAAAGCACGCTGCAACCGGTGCTCGACCAATTCGCCCTCGATCAAGCCGTTGCCAACTTGCCGGTCGAGCAGCTGCACGCGCACATCCAGCAGCCACTGGCCGCGGTCATCGAGGCACTGCAACACGGCAGCACCGAAGAACACGCCCTTGCAGCCATCGCCGATGTTTACCCAAAGATGGATGACCAAGCCCTGCAACACACCCTGACCAGGCTCATGTTCAGTGCAGGGCTTTGGGGCCGGCTCAACGCCAGTGCAGACCAGGAGGACTGATGGCCACGCCCAAACAACGGCTCACCCCCGCAGACCTCAAGGTGATCTTTGGCCTGGGGCCGCAACAGGCCATCGACTACCTCGCCGCCAAAGGCTACGCCGTCACCTGGGACTGGCGGCAGATGCTCGATGACGCGCACAACCAGGCCTTCACCGTCGCCAAAGCCATGCGCCTGGACCTGCTTTCCGATATCCGCGCCGCGCTGGAAACCGCCTTGCAGCAAGGCCAAACCCTCAAGCAATTCACCGCCAACCTGACGCCCGTTCTGCAGGCCCAAGGCTGGTGGGGCAAACAGGTCATCGTAGACAGCCAAGGCGTCGGCGAACTCGTCCAGTTGGGCAGCCCGCGACGGCTGAAAACCATTTACCAGACCAACCTGCAAAGCGCCTACATGGCCGGGCGCAAGGCAGCCATGGAAGACACCGCGGACACCCATCCGTACTGGATGTACACCGGCATCCAGGACGGCAACACCCGCGCCAGCCACCGCGCCCTCATTGGCAAAGTCTTCAGGCACGACGACCCCATCTGGTCAGCCATCTTTCCCCCCAATGGTTTCAACTGCCGCTGCCGCGTGACCGCACTGACCGAAGCCGCAGTCCGTCGGCGCGGGCTGAGCGTGCAATCAAGCGCGGGCCGCACTTGGGCCGACACCGTTGAACTGGGCCCCGACAAACGCACCGGCGAAATCATCACCGCCCCCGTGACGTTCCTGCGCACCACCGACGCCGCTGGCAAACCGGTGCTGTTCCGCACCGATCCCGGCTTCAACCACGCCCCTGGCAACGCGCAGCGTCCATCGTCCCCACCGTCACAGCAGGCCTGACATGATCACTCTTGAAATCAACGAACGTTTGCAGCAAGCCCTTCAAGAAATCGAATGGGCCGTGGGCGACCTCGCGCCCCTCATGCGCGGCATCGCCGCGGAGCTGCTGAACCAAACCGAAGAAAATTTCGAAGAAGAAGGCCGCCCAGAATGGACAGGCCTGTCAGACGCCACCATTGAACGTCGTACTGAAACACATCACTGGCCCGGCAAAATGCTCCAACTGAGCGCAGCAGGGCTAGCGGCGTCCATCACCAGCCAGGCGACCCGCAACAGCGCCCTGGTCGGCAGCAACAAACCCTACGCCGCCATGATGCAGTTTGGCGGCAAACAAACCGACTTCCCCCACCTGTGGGGCGACATCCCGGCCAGGCCCTACCTGCCCATGGACGAAGAAGGCAACCTGCAACCCGAAGCACACGAAGCCATCCTCGACCTGGCCCTGTCGCACCTCAAGCACGCAGCGCCATAAACGCCCAGGCCTAAAACTGTTGGAGCGAGGCTTGCCCGCAAAGCTCTTGATTCTGGCCGAAGGCCGTAGGAGTTGACTTGTCGACGATCTGCCGCGCAGCGGCAGCAACCGCCACACCACCTGACTCAGGCCTGACGCCCCTCAACACACACAAGCGAGCGCTCCACCATAACCCGCGCCATATCCACCAGATGCACGACCGAAAACGCCAAATCTCGCTTCTCACCGGTCAACTGGTCACCGCTCTCATAAGCCGTCGCCGAAGCGCAGCGCAACAAATCGCCCGCACGCACCAGCGCCGCCTCAAGGCTAATAGGCTCAGCGTTGTTTGATAGAAAAGAATCGAATGGGGTTTGAGTCATCACTTAGCTCCTTACTGCTAGGAGCCACCCTGTACCCGGAAAGCGGGAAAAAGGGTGGCAGCTGTGAACAGGGTGGAAAACCGGTTCTCTAGCTACCGGCCAGACGAGCGTCTGCCTGCACACAGCTGCCATAAAAGGAGCTGTTGCATGCTAGAAAAGTCAGGTTTCCACGCCTGGCCGTTGAATTGGCAACGACGGCAGCAGGCTAAAGACCCAGATACCCCGGCACAACCCCTGCCGCAGGGTCTCGGAAATTTCACTCAAAGGATAGAGACCGGTCCCTCGCGTTTGCCACAATTCATATCATGCTCAATACCAAGCCGCCCCCCGATACGTCGACCTACACATCATCCTGTTGGAGCGAGGCTTGCCCGCGAAGCTATCAACTCCGACCTTAGGACCAAACTGCGATTCCCCTCAATGAGCCATCCGATAACTCGATTGAGCCCCACCAGCTGCCGTAGTATCCACATCTAAAACCAACGCACAGGCACGGACACGATGGCGAATTTCACCGATGAAGACATTATTCGGCTCGATACAAAATTTGCCCAAGAAGGAGTCCGGTTCCATGCAAGACCCTTCCACGCAGCCCTCGAAATCCTGGGCCCTCGATTTAACGAGAGGCCAGGCGGTAATCCCGAAATAGAAGAGATCGAACGGGCGTACGCCCGTTTATTCCCAGATGTCGAAACAACATGGCCGGGAATGGGCGTCGGGCTCGCGGCGTCAATTGATCAAGTCCGGAAAGTGACCCTTTGTGTCACCTTCGGAGACATATCCTTATCTGTCGATCAGGGGCTGGACTTCGCCAGCCACGCTGAGTGGTCGCAATGGTGCAGAAACGATCACAATATCGCTGCACGCTCCGCCTATGCATTTGCCGATATTCACGATTTCATCATGGGGATCGACCATGCCCAACACGACGCGGTGCCCCTGGCTCGGAGTTCATGGAAGCAAGCAGCATCAAATCTCCAAGACGTCGCCAACATCTTGAGCAGCAGCTACATCTCAACCTCCATCATCCAATCCATCTGCCTCGTGGCTGAACTAGCCATGAAAGGCGCGCTTTATCAGTCGGGTATGACGGAAAAAGTAATCAAGGGCTTGAACCATCGTCACAAGGATATAGCTGAGGAACTCGTTGCGGCCTATCCGCACAATGATGATGAGCGGCTGTTAGAAGCAGCTCAGCGTTTGCCGAATTACGTCGCCACTCGATACGCCGACTCCGGCCTTACCCGACTAGACCTCGTCGGTCTCGCACTCGACGTGCAATTCATCGCCGCATCCTCACTTCGCAGAGTCAGTGATGCCGGCATGGCGGCGCAAATGGAAGCGGATGGAGGATTTCCGGGCACTCGAAAAAGCGTCTTTACGAAATGACCTTTGGCCCTGGCAGATACCGTTAGAACAACGCTCTTGCCAGCGCATACGTTTTCAAAGCTTTTGAATACATTGGTGACAAGGGCAAAGCGCTACAACGAATTGGCTCGTAGACAAAAAGGGAAATTGAGATGCGGCAGTACAAAGGCGCGGTTTTTTTTGTAGATATGCTCGGGATTGGTGCGCTTACAAGGAAGAAGGTTGAGCTGACAAGCCAGGATTTCGACGCCTGGGGTATCACGCGAAGGTCTGATTTCAACGAGCATGTGCTGTGCGCGAAGCTGTTGATGAAGTTCCGCTCCTGCCTCGCCAAGATCAAGAAAAAGCACCGGGCCGTGAAAATTGCTCAGCTGTCGGACTGCGCTTTCATCTGGTCGGATGACCACTTGGCGGTCGCCATGGCTGCTCAAGAAATGATGATGACATCCGTAGGGGCCGGTCTGCTGTGTCGAGGCGGAATTGCCTACGGGGACATTGTCGAGCCAAATCGCGTAGCGGAGTCCCTCGGTCAATTCGTACTTGGTGAGGCCGCTACAAAAGCAGTCGAGTTCGAAAAACTTGGTAAAGGCTGCAGAGTTTTTACCGATGAAGCTTTCGGGCTTCACATGTCCAGTGGCACTCGGGCCTCAAATGTCCCTTATGAGGCCGTTGCTGGACTGCGCAATCCATTGACAGGCGAGGTGATTCACGAATTCTGCTGGTACTTCCAGCACAGCCCAGGCACGAATCCCCTCACGAAAAAGGTCAGGCACCAGAACATTCTGAAACTACTGTCGATGCTCATGGGGTCACCACTTTTCAGGTGGAACTGTTCATCTCTTCCAGGAATGATCCAGATGGCCTGTAGCGTTGGCAGCCTATCATCAGCAACGCAGGTGCTGTTTCCAAATCCACACACCGTGTATACACCCGACATGGTGATGCATGGGTTTGCGGACCGTTCAGACGCTTTACACAGCAGACTGTACAAAAAGTGGTGTGCTCAGGCGGCACCGTACTTCATTAAGAAAAAGTAAAATGGTGATCCTGAGCACACAGGCTCCAGCGAACATGGGGTACATCTCGGATGCCGTCTCAGAACCGATACGCAGATGGAGCCAACGACCTTAAATTGGGTGATGTCTGTAAGAGACTCAACGCCCAATTCCCATCTCCCTGCCATGCCTATTCAACCAACCATCGCAATCACGCCCTAAAGGCTTTATAAAGCTTTCGCTGTCCAATTTTATAAGGAGATTCAGATGTCAGTTGAAGGTTTTCATTCTGAGTGGTTCACCATCGGGAAGCACCGCGTCTTATTAGAGGCTCGGGCCAGCTTCCCTGATGAAGAACATCGCTTTATCGCGTCGGTTGCTGCTAAAACGCTGGACCACAAAGGCTCGAAAGCAGGAATCGTCAGAATCAACTACGACGACAAAGCATGCGTGTACTGTGTTGAGATCGCGACAACCGATCCGGCAGATCAAAAGCTAGAAGCAATCATCACCGAAATTCTTCAGTTGATTTACGGCTACGGCAATTTCATCTGCAACGTGATCATGGTCGAAAAAGGCGATGAGCAGTCCGATCACTATCACCATATGGAACACCTGAGTGTCGGCGCAGGTATCGCCACCGATCGCTGGGCGAAGAGCTAAGCAAAAGCGTTTGCGGCTCATTCGAGCCGCTTTCCTTAAAGTGCCCCCCTGTGTCGCTTCCAACATAGCTCAACGGAAACCCAGGCCATGAGCAGTAATTCCGATCATCTTCAGCGGTATCTAGACTCAGCAGATGAGATCGCAACCGAGATCAGGCAATTGGACCCGGATGCATACAAGCTGCTGAAGGAGTGTGTTGACCATATACAAGCGCTCTCGACTTCAAAGCAGTTGAATCCTGTTTCAATGAATCTGGCTGTAAATTCATTTTTCATACTCCTTTCGGCTGTAAGAACGGCAATATCTGGGCATCCGGCTGCTGTTCCAATTGGCCTGCGCACATCGCTTGAATCTGCAGCCTATTCATTACTAACCACCGAGAATGAAGGACTGGCTGAGGTATGGCTCAAGCGTCACAAAAGCAAAGAAGCACTTAGACTGAGCAGGAGAACGTTTTCGTCAGCAGTGAAGGATGCAGCCAAAGTAATCGGCCGCTCCAATTCGGACCTGGAATTCTATGTCCTTGGGCTGTACGAAGCGGCGATAGACTATGGAGCGCATCCCAATCCGCGGGCGATGCTCGGACATTTAAGTTTTGAGGATCTTGAGGAATTTACCCAGTTCAACTTCGGTTGCCTCTACGGATGGGGCGCAAAGACTGGGGCGGGCCTGATCGCCTGCCTGGACTATGCAATCGCCGTAATCGTACTCCTAGCCACCGCTGCACAAGAATCGCCCCTACCTGACTCGACATGCACGTTGATCAATTCCCTCATGGACCGCAAGAATGCGTGTGCAGACGAACTCAATGGCGCGCCCATCCAGTACCAAAGCGAGATTTACAGTCAGATCGATCCAGGCGAAAAGTCCGATGTTGAATAAATGGGAGCAGGAAGCAATTTTTTTGCATGCAGCGCTCGAATCCATCGGTTCGATACTCAACAAAGAAGTGCTTTCAGTGGAAGGCAGCGGCACCGACCGCAATGTGTGGTTCCCGAGCTCAGTGCATAGGCACTATTTTTTTATAGGGCTTGTCGATTTCCTGTCCCCGACCGATGCCAAAGCTCCTGTGCCCAAAAAGCGTTATTTAGAGGCTTTAGCTGACATCGGAAATGCCCCAGGCTTTGAACACAGCCGGTCGGTAACACGATTAAAGCGAGCGGCAGAACGCTTTCGAGCATGGTTACAAGAAGAGGTCATCATCGAAATATGGCTGGCATCCATCGAGCATCAGGTTTCACTTAATATTCCAAGACTGTGGCTCGTTAAGACCTGCGGCAATTTGTCCAAACACAACTATCTTCGTTCAATCACGGTCGCAGGTGAGTTGAAAGATTTTATGGATGCCGCCGGACTTCATGTCGAGCTCCACGAAGCGGTCCTTGCACAAGAGGATGTTTACGAGCGATTTCACCACGACATTGGAATTTATCACTCAAGCACACTTGCCGAGTTTTTAAACGAGCTGTGTTGGGGCATCCATACCTACGTGCGGCCCCAATACCTGCGTAGCATTAGTAGTGAAACGCAAGAGCCGGCGTGTTTTGGATACGTGTACCCAGATGAGATAACTGATCCTTTCGCTAAGGTCTGCTACTGGAACCTGATGAACGCCATTCGCAGCGGGCCCATATTTCAGCCGTTCAAAGTGACCAAATATTTAAAGGGACGCTACTGATCCTCAAGGCGGTCCAACTCTTTAAACCCGATTAAAAGCCCCACCCCCCCGCAACCCAGCAACCTGTGCGCATCCTCTCCACCCGGCGCACAGTCATGAAACCCCTGCACATTTTCAAGCCCGGCCGTCACCAGCCCATGAGCGGTGGCAGCCTGGACTTCACCGAACGCGACCTGATCGCCAGCGCCAACGCCTATAACCCAAGCCTGCATGAAGCGCCGCTGGTGCTGGGGCATCCCGCCCACGACGCACCCGCAGCCGGTTGGGTCAAGTCCCTGCGCGCCACCGCAGACGGCCTCATCGCCGAGCCCCAACAGGTTGACGCAGCCTTCGCTGAGCAGATCGCCCAGGGCAGCTACAAAAAAATCTCGGCGTCCTTCTATCACCCTGACTCGCCCAACAACCCGGTGCCCGGCGTCTACTACCTGCGCCACGTCGGCTTCCTCGGCGCCATGCCGCCGTCGGTCAAAGGCCTGCGTCCCATCGAGCTGGCCGAAGACGAGCAAGGCATCGTCGAGTTCGCCGACCTAGGCCAGGACGCCAGCGCCAGCCTATGGCGCAAATTCCGTGAATTTCTCATCGCCCGTTTCGGCACCGAAACCGCCGACACCGTCGCGCCGTCCTGGCAGATCGAAACCCTCAGCCAGACCACCCGCGACAGCGGGCCGTCGCCTGCGTTTGCCGATTCCCAACCAGCCCCCAACCAGAGCCAAGCCATGACCGAACAAGAGCAACGCGACTTGCTCGCGGAAAACCAACGCCTGCAAAACAACATCACCCAACGCGAAAAAACCGAGCAGGCCACAGCGCGCGCCGCGCTCCACACCGCCCATACCGAGTTTGCCGAACAACTGGTCAAGCACGGCATGAAACCCATGCACTGCCAAGCGGTGATCGCAGCACTGGACTTCGTCGAAGCCCAAGACACGCCTCTTGAGTTTGGCGAACACGAAGACCGACAGCCCCTGGCCGAAGGCCTGAAAGCGCTGTTCAGCGAACTCACAGGCAAGGTCAATTTCAGCGAGCAAGCCAGCAAAGAGCGCGCAGGCCATGCCCCAGACACCACGCCCAATCCACTGCTGGCCGACGCCCAAAACCGCTGCCAATAACAGGAGGCCCCATGGCCACGTTCACTCTGCCCAAAGACCTGGGCGACCTACTGCTGGTCGAGGTCGCACCCGGCTGGACCAAAGAAAAAGCCACCTTGCTCGCAGGTGCCGACTACCCGATGGGCACTGTCCTGACAAAACTGGAGGGCAAATACCAAGCCATCGATCCTGCGATTGAAGATGGCACCGCCAACGCCTGCGCAGTCCTGGCCGAACGGGTCGATGCCCGCGCAGCAGACGCCACAGGCGTGGTCCTGGCCCGCGGCGCAGTTGTTCAGATCAACGAACTGATCTGGCCGGACGCCCTCACCGAGCCGCAAAAAACCGCAGCACTGGACCAACTCAACGCCGTGGGCATCGTCGCCCGCAGCGTCCTGTAAGGAATCTCCCCATGACCCTGGAAGACATGTTCACCGTCGCCAACCTCACGGCGGCCATCAACAAACTCCCGGCCGTGCCCGGCAAAGTCGGCGCCATGGGCCTGTTCGATGAAAAGGGCGTCAGCAGCACCAGCGTTGTCATCGACGAACACGAAGGTCGACTGGCCCTGGTGCCCAACACCTCTCGCAACGATGACCCTGCGCCACTCAAGGGCAGCAAACGCAAACGGCGTACCTTTGAGACCCTGCATTTGCCGGTTCAGCGCTCGTTGCTGCCCAGCCAGTTGCAGGGCATCGCCGCGTTCGGTCAGGAGTCAGCGGCCGCACCCGCTGCCACCGTCATCAACGATCACCTGCAGGAACTCAAGAACAGCATTGAAGCCACCCGCGAGTTCCAGCGTGTCGGCGCCTTGCGCGGCAAGTTGCTTGACGCGGACGGCGACGTGCTGTGCGATCTGTTCAAAGAGTTTGAGGTCGGCCAGAAGAAAATCACCGTCGCCCTGAGCAACAAAGACACCAACGTGCGCAAGGCCTGCCTGGACGCCAAACGCTTCGCCGAATCCAAGCTCGGCGGCGTCATGGTCACCGGCTTTCGTTCGCTGTGCGGCCCAGAGTGGTTCGACGCGTTCGTAGACCACGACAAGGTCAAAGCGGCGTTTGCCAACTATCAGGAAGCCCAGGACCGACTGGGCGGCGACGTGCGTTCGGGCTTCACGTTTGGCGGCATCCAATTCATCGAATACGACGTCACCGTCAGCGGTCAGCGCTTCATCCCGGTAGACGTGGCGCAAGTGTTCCCCGTGGCCAAAGGCGTCTTTCGCATGTTCAACGCACCGGCCAACTACAACGAAGCGGTCAACACCCTCGGCCAGCCGTTCTACAGCAAAGCCGAGCCCCGCAAAATGGGCAAAGGCTGGGATCTGGAAGCCCAGGCCAACCCCTTGGCCATGTGCTTGTTCCCCGAAGCACTGGTCGAACTCAAGGTCGGTTGAACATGCGCTACTGCAGCCCTGACGACATCGGCAAAGCCATGCCCGAACGCACGCTGATCCAGCTCTCCAACGACGACGCCGCAGCGCAGACGCCAGACGTTTGCGTCATCGCCGACGCCGTGCGCCAGGCCGAGGAATTGATCGACGGCTACCTGCGCGGCCGCTACAACCTGCCGCTCGACCCGGTGCCCACCGTGCTGCGCGATGCGGCCGTGAACCTGGCGCGTCACTGGCTGTACCAGCGCCGCCCCGAAGGCGCCTTGCCTGACGCGGTAAAAGACAGCCGCAAAGACACCCTCAAGCTGCTCGAAAGCATCCGCGACGGCGTCGTGACGCTGGGTCTGCCCACCGGCCAGGCCTCGGCGGAACCCGGGGAAATCCGCGTGCGGTCCAGGCGTCAACAATTCGGTCAACCATTGTGGGCGCGCTACTGATGAGCGATCCGCACACACAGACCAAAGGCCAGACCGAGCAATTGCTGGAGGCGTTGGTGTCCCGGCTTCAAAGCCACTTGGGCAGCGAGCTGGTGGTGGAGTTATTCCCCGAGCAACCGGCGCAATACCGCCTCAACCACCCCGTCGGCGCGGTGCTGGTGGCCTACGGCAGATCCACCTTTAGCGGTTCGGAATCCACCGATGCGATGTTTCAAAGCCGCCATCTGGTGATCCGGCTGACCCTGGTGTTTCGCCAACTCAACGGCAAGGACGGCGCCATCGGCTACCTGGACCGCGTGCGTGATTGCCTCAGCGGCTGGTACGCACCCCATTGCGACAGCGCCTGCCGACCGCTTAACGAACACTTCATCGGCCAGGTTCAGGGCCTGTGGCAGTACTGCCAGGACATCGGCGCCCGCGCCACACAACTGCAAGCCTTCGGGCTTCCAGGCGGCGCACCGCTGACGGTCGTCAACTTAGAGGAATACCCATGAGACTCACCCGTTACCACTACACAGGCCCGCAAAGCGGCGTCTGCCTGAAGGTGGGCGCAGACAACCCGTTGCTCGATGTTCAGCTGACATCCGGGCAACCCGTCGAGCTGCCTGCCGATCACGAGTACACCCGCGTACTGCTGGCGCTCAAGCACCTGACTGAGCTGCCCATCGCCCATATCACTCCCACCGCGGCCCTGGCCGTAGTCGCAGACAAAAAAGGAACCAAAACCCATGGCCGCTAACTACCTGCACGGCATCGAAACCACCGAAATCGAACGCGGCCCTCGGGCGATCAAAGTGGTCAAGTCAGCCGTCATTGCACTGATCGGCACAGCGCCTATCGGGCCGGTGAACGAATTGACCTTGTCACTCAACGACATCGATGCCGCCAAATTCGGTCCGCAACTGGCAGGCTTCAGCATCGCTGAAGCACTCGACGGGATCTACGATTTCGGCGCCGGCACCGTACTGGTGGTCAACGTGCTCGATCCCGAAGTCCACCGCAGCGATGTCACTGACCAGGCCCGTACCTTCGGTGAAAACGACCTGTTGCAACTGGGCCATGGGGCATTGCAAACCCTGACCCTCAAAGATGACGAAGACACCGCCTACGCAGTCGATACCGACTACACGGTGGATCTGTTGACCGGGCGGGTCAAACGTCTGGCAAACGGCAAGATTGGCGCAAAGGCGGCGATCAAGGCGGATTACACCCACACAGATCCCAGCAAAGTCACCCCGGCCGACATCATCGGCGGGGTCAACCAGGCAGGCCACCGCACAGGGCTCAAAGCCTTTCAGGACAGCTACAACCTGCTGGGCTTCTTTCCCAAGATTTTCATTGCCCCAGGCTTCAGCACGCTCAACGCCGTCAGTGTCGAGCTAATCGCATCCGCCGCTCAGATGGGCGCCGTCGCCTACATCGACGCGCCCGTAGGCACCACGGTGCAGCAGGTCATTGCCGGCCGAGGTCCCGCAGGGGCCATCAACTTCAACACCAGCAGCGATCGCGTGCGGTTGTGCTATCCCCACGTCAAAGTCTACGACGCCAACACCAATGGTGAGCGCCTGCAACCGCTGTCGATCCGCGCCGCGGGTCTGCGTGCCAAGGTCGATCTGGACAAAGGCTACTGGTGGAGCAGTTCTAACCAGGAGCTGATCGGCGTCATCGGTCTGGAACGCGCGCTCAGCGCACGCATCGACGACCCCAACAGCGAGGTCAATCTGCTCAACGAAAACGGCATCACCACCGTGTTCAACTCCTTCGGCACCGGCCTGCGCCTTTGGGGCAACCGCACAGCGGCCTGGCCGACCATCACCCACATGCGCAACTTTGAAAACGTACGCCGCACCAAAGACGTGATCGACGAATCGATCCGCTACAGCTCTCTGCAATTTGTCGACATGCCCATCACCAACTCGCTGATCGACAGCATCACCGAAAGCGTCAACCAGTTCCTGCGCAAACTGATGGGCGACCAAGCCTTGCTCGGCGGCGAATGCTGGTTCGATCCGGCACGCAACCCACAGACGGAACTGGAACTGGGCCACGTCCTGTTCCAGTACAAACTCACCGTCCCGCTGCCGTTCGAGCGCGGCACTTTTGAAACTGAAATCACCGGGGAATACCTGGTCAACCTGGGAGCCGCATGACATGGCTGGCACAAACTTGCACCGCATCTCAAACGCCAACGTCTACCTGGACGGCAACAGCTTCTTTGGCCAGTGCGAAGAAGTCGACCTGGGCACCGTCAAAACCGTGATGAGTGACTTCCAGGGGCTGGGCATGGTCGGGCTCATCGAGTTGCCCGACGGCATCGACAAACTCGAAGGCAAACTGGTCTGGAACAGCCTTTACTACGACGCCGCCGTCAAGCTCGTCACGCCCTTCAAAAGCGTGCAGCTGCAATGCCGGTCCAACGTGCAGGTGTTCAACAATGGCGGTCTGGTGGAAGAGGTGCCGCTGGTCACCATGATGACCATCACCGGCAAGGAGTATCAGCTGGGCAACCACAAGCCCCGCGACCCCAGCAAATACGAAACACCTTTCGCTGCGACCTACGTGCGCCAGGTGCTCAATGGGCAGGAGGTGTTGCTACTCGACTACCTGGCCAACATCTTCCGCGTCGGCGGGCAGGATCAGTTGGCCAAGTACCGGCAGAACATCGGGCAGGCTTGATGCGGGAATAGGTAGAAGGCTGGATCTGCTGCGCCACCCAGGCCGCAGCAGATCATGCTTTTGATTCTGGCCGAAGGCCGTAGGAGCAAGCTTGCTCGCGATCGGCTGCGAAGCAGTCGCAAAAAAGTTAAACGCAATAACGCTGACGCACTGCAACCGGATGAGCTAAAGCGGTTGCAGTGCATTCCAGACTCAATTCACTCGTTTCAAGCACTCTGGTAATGCATCAAATAGGTCCAGGCCTGCCAGCGTGATCGCATGATTTGGTTCACCCCTGATGAGCCCTTCATCCGCCAACCACCTGAGACAAACGCCTAGATACCGATCGTCATCGCTGGGGAAATATTGATTATGCTCGCCTGTTTTACCGGGCTTCATTCCCAGGTCATCCGCTCTGACAAACCTTGGAACTGGACAGGACTCAACCAATAGTTCCAAGATTTTCTTGATGGTCTCATTAAAGCGCGCTGCATTTGACTCACTCATACATCCATTTTCCTTGAGTTGACGAGCCTCTAAATGGCTCACTCCCGATCCTCTCTTTAAACCCGATTAAAAGCCAGCATCCCGCCAACACGCGATTCTCAACGCTCCTGACAAGCAACCGATCAAACTGATCACGCTGGAGCATGCCACATGGCCGACACCCTCACGTTCACCCTCAAATACCCCTTCAAAACAGCCGCCGGCACTGAACTGTCCCGCCTGCCAATAAAACGCCTGAAACGCAAAGACATCAGCGCCGCACAATCGGCCACCAAAGACGAAGCCATGCTCGAAGACATGCTCATCGCCAAGATGCTGGGCCTGACTATTGAAGATTTGGGGGAGTTCGATATCGCCGACTCCAAGTCAGCCACCGAGGTGTTGCGGGAAATGTCCAATGGAGCAGACCTTGCTGCAGTCCTGGGACGAAGCCCTGCTGCTGGTGCTAAGGATACAACCGTCTGAAATCGAAGGACTGGAAATGGACGCCTACTGGCGCTGGGTAGAGGTCTGTCAGCGGGAAATCAACCGCCGTGTCGAAGCCGCCGAGCGGATGCACCGCTAACCAGCGCGACCAGGCCGACGACAAGCCCTGCCACCAAAGCGCCGCCTGCTGCCAACGGGGCGGCTGCCAACGCCAGCAACGGCATCGCCACGGCGAAAGCCAGCACGGCGGCCCAGAGCGGCAGACTGGTCAGGCACAGCCAGGCAAGCCAGACCACACCGACGGCAACGGCCAGTGCATAGAGAGTTTTTGCGGTGCGTAGAGCGATTTTTTCAATCATGGGATCAGCGTAGCAAATTATGGCCAACGAAGTCCTCATCGGCTTAAAAATCGGCGCTGCTGTGTCTGGCTCCTTCAGCGCAGCCTTCGGGTCGGCCAAATCCACTGTCGACCAACTGGGGCGCGCCACCGACGGGCTGACCCATAAACAGAAACTCATCGGCACTGAACTCTCCGCTGCCATCGCCAAAGGCGGCACCGGCATTTCTCGGCTTCGGCGCCAATACGAGCAGGTCGGGCTCACCATCGACCAGCTCAAGCTCAAACAAGAGCGCTTGAACCTCAGCATCGCCCGTGGTGACAAGCTGAAAAACAACCGGGGCGAGCTGCGCAGCCAAGCCATGGAGGTGGCCGGCACCGCTGCCGTGCTCGACGCGCAGGTCGTCCAGTCCATGCGCACCGCCATTGAGTTTCAGGACCAGACCCGCGACATCGCTATCACCGGGGGCTTTGACGAAGCCGAAGAAAAGCGCCTGAGCGACGTCATGCGTGGCGCGGCGCTGCGCTGGAACCAGACCCAGACCGAGGTCGCCAACGGCACGGCGATATTGATCGCTGGCGGGATCTCCAGCGCCAAAGAACTGGCCGCGTACGCCCCGGTCATGGCCAAAACCGCCACCGCAACCCGCGCCAGCATGGATGACCTCGGCTCGGTGGCCATCGCCCTCAACGACAACCTGAGCATCGGCGCGGCAGGTCTGGAACGCTCAATGAACATGCTCGCGTTTGCGGGCAAGAGCGGGCAGTTTGAACTGGCCGACATGGCCAAGTGGCTACCCCAACTGACGCCACAATTTGCCGCGCTCGGCATTACCGGCGAGCGTGCGGTGGCAGAAATCGGGGCTTCGCTGCAAATCGCCCGGCGTGGCGCAGGCAGTAACGACGAGGCCGCCAATAACTTCAAAAACTTCCTGTCAAAGCTCACCGCTCCAGAGACCCTCAAAGCCTTTGAAAAGGCTGGCATCGATCTCAAGACCAGCATGAAAAACCTGGTAGGCGAAGGTTTCTCGCCTGCAGAGTCGATGATCAAGATCCTCACCTCGCACTTGGGCACCAAGGCGCCAGCCGCCGCCGCTGAATATCAAAAGGCGCTGTCGATCACCGATGAGCAAGAACGCCAGACGGCGTTGTCGCGTCTGGATGAAGCCTACAAGCTGGGCGAACTGTTCGCCGACCAGCAAGTGCTGTCCTTCATCCGCCCGGCCTTGGTCAATCAAAAGGACATGTCCAGCATTCAGAGCGGCAGTCAGGACGCTGCCGACAAGGGCGCTCTGGATGATGACTGGAACAAACGCCTGGGCAGCTCAAAAGAACAACTCAAAGCGCTGCGCACCAACCTGTCCGATATCGGCATTTCAGTCGGCAACGCCCTGTTGCCAGCCCTGGTGCAGGTCACCCAGGCGCTTGTGCCTGTCATGCAGCAATTCTCGGCATGGGCCAGCGAAAATCCCGCCCTTATCAAAGGCGTGGTCGGGCTGGTGGCGGGCCTGCTGGCCGGTAAGCTGGCGTTCCTGGGCATCGCCTACGGTGCCAACCTGGTCATGACACCGTTCACCGCCATGACCACCACCATCACCTCAATGTCAGCAAAATGGACGCTGTTAAAAGCGCTCTGGCAAGCCGGCAAATCTGCGCCACTGATCACAGGACTGACCCGCACCGGCAGCGTCATGCTCACCGTGTCCCGCTACAGCGGTGTGCTCCTGCGAGGCATGGCCATGGGGTTTGGCAAATCGCTCATGATGACGGCACGCGGCGGGCTGCGGCTGGGCAAAATCCTCGGCGGATCATTGCTCACGGGTCTCAAACTCGCAGGCCATGCCATCTTATGGCTCGGCCGCGCCCTGACGATGAACCCCATCGGCTTGGCCATCACCGCCATCGCTGTGGCGGCCTACCTCATCTATCGCTACTGGGCACCGATCAAAGGGTTTTTTGCGGGGCTGTGGTCCGAGGTCAGAGCGGGCTTTGCGGGCGGATTGGCCGGCATCTCCCAACTGATCCTGAATTTCTCACCGCTGGGGCTGTTCTATCGCGCATTTGCAGGCGTCATGAGTTATTTCGGCGTTGAGCTGCCTGGCAAATTCACCGAGTTCGGCAGTCAGATCATCACCGGCCTGGTCAACGGCATCAGCAACAGCCTGCTGTCAGCCAAAGAAACCGTAGTAGGCGTCGGCACCTCGATCAAAAGCTGGTTCACCGAAACGCTGGGCATCGAGTCGCCCAGCCGCGTGTTCATCGGCTATGGCGCCAACATCAGCGAAGGCGCCGCGATCGGCATCGACTCCCGAACAGACCAGGTCCGCAAAGCGGCGCTCGGCATGGCCGGCGAAACCGCCGTCAACCTTCAACCGCCCAATCCCTCGGCCTTGTCACAGGCCAGTGTCATGGGCGCAGCGCCTGGCGGCAGCGGCGGCATGGTCGTCCACTATTCCCCACAAATCAGCGTACCGGGCGGCGGCGATGTTCGCGATCAACTGGGCCAGGCGTTGCAGACAGGTTACGCCGACTTCGTACGCTTCATGGAACGCTTCCAGCACGATCAACGCCGCCGCAGCTATGGAGCCACAGAGTAATGTTCGCGATCCTGGGCGATATTGAATTCACCGTAACCGGCGGGATATCCGGACTTGAATGGCGCAGCAGTGCCGAGTGGGCCGAACACGCACGTATTGCCGGCAAGCCCCGGCTGGAGTGGATCGGCGAAGGGCTGGATGAGTACAGCCTGACACTCGAATTGCACCCCGTACTGGGCGATCCCGAAGCGCGATTGCGCGCACTGCGCCAAGCCAAAAGCAATCACCAACCCTTGGCGCTGGTCATGGGCAGCGGCGACTATCTGGGCCCCCATGTCATCACCGACATGAGCAACGCCATCCGCCGCGCCACCGCCACCGGTCAAACCCAGTCCGCGACCGTTCAGATCAGCTTGCGTGAATACACCGGCCCCTCGACGCGCAAGGTCACGCGTGCGGGATTGCTCGACGCAGCGCTCAGTGGCACCAAAGCGGCCGCGCAAGGCTCGCCCGACCTGATCTCAAAACTGTCCCCACTGCCCAGCACCACGCAACAGCTGATCGGCCACGCTAAAACCGCCAGCAACATCATCCGCGCCGGGCAAAACGTCTACGACGCAGCCAAAGGTGGCGACGCCGGCTCGATCCTCGGCCAAGTGCCGCAGCTTCTGGGCATTACCGCCCGCGCGCTGGAGCCGCTGCAAGGCCTCAAAACCGCAGCCGGCCTGCTCGAAGGCGGCGCCGACCTGTCGCGACTGGGCGAGGATTTACTGGGCAGCGTGATGGGCGCTCGCGCCAGCCTTGACCCTGTCGATCTGGGGAACATCGTCGACAGGTTCGGCGCCTCCCATGCCTTACTTACCCAAGCCGCGAGCACGATGGAAGGCGCCAGCGTCCGGCTGGCCGGGCTTGCCGCCGAAGTCCTCACCAGGAAAGCCTGATGCTACTGACCCACATCACCACCGATGGCGAACGCTGGGACCAATTGGCCTGGCGCTATTACGGTGACGCCCATCGCTACCTGCCGATCGTCCTGGCCAACCCTCACATTCCGCTCACCCCGGAACTGCCTGCGGGCCTGACCCTGGCCATTCCCATGCTCGAAACACAACCCACAGCCCAGGACCTGCCGCCATGGATGCGTTAACCCCCGATCAAGTCCCCCAGGCGCGTTTCGTGCTCAACTACCAGCACCGCAACATCACCCACGACATCAGCCAATACCTGCTGTCGTTAAGCTATTCAGACTTTCTCAGCGGCCAGGCGGACAGCCTCGACATCGAGCTTGACGACGCCGACAGTCAGTGGCTGGACGCCTGGTATCCGGGGCACGGCGATTCACTGACGCTCTCTCTGGGCTGGGCCGGGCAGTCCTTGCGCACCCTGGGCAGCTTTGAAATCGACGAAATCGAACTCAACTGCCCACCGTCCACCGTCAGCATTCGGGCGCTGAGCGCGGGCATAAAAGGCGCGCTGCGCACCACCGAACACCACGCTTACGAAGACATGACCCTGGACGCCGTTGCCCGCCTGATCGCTGCCCGCCAAGGGCTGGTGCTGATCGGCAGCATCGAGCCGATCAAACTGTCACGCCTGACCCAGCAAGACAGCGACCTGACCTTCCTACGCAACCTGGCGGACGAATACGACTACGCCTTCAAAGTCACCGGCAATCGCATGGTGTTTCATGCGATCAGCGCATTAGCCAACGCGGCGCCCGTCGCGCGGTTGACGCTCAACGAGCTGGCCAACGTCAGGCTGCGCGATACCTTGGCGCCCAAGGCTGTTCAGGTGAAACACAAAGACCCCAACAAGAAAAAGCTCGTCGCCTACCGCATCGAGAATGGGCAAACCCTCGCAGTCCCCAGCAGCCTCAGCCAAACCACCACCAGCGGCGACACCAAGAAACAGCGCAAAAAAGCCGTGTCAGAGGCTACGGCCAAAGCCAAGGCCAAGGCCGAAATGGCCAAAGCCAATCGAGAGCGCACCACAGGTGGCTGGACCACCGAGGGCAAACCCAACCTCGTCAGCGGCAATGTCATTTCGTTGTCGGCTGCGGGCATGCTGGGCGGCAACTACCTCATCACCAGCGCTCACCACCGCATCACTCGCGGCGGTGGCTACATCGTCGACAAAACCGTCTGCCGCGTTTCATCCGCCATGACCTCGGTCATACCTGATCTGGCGCTGTCGGCCTACGGGCTGGCAAACGAAGTGGTGGCGTGATGGGCGTTGAACTCGAATACGGGGAAATCAGCGCAATCGACCACCAGACCTGCCAGATCCGTGTGCGACTGGACGAACGCGATGGCCTCCAGTCCTACTGGCTCCACGTCCCTCAGCGCAACACCCAAGGCACCCAACGCCGCCCACTCATGCCCGAACTGGGCGAACAAGTCGCCGTGCTGCTCGACGAAGACGGTGTCGGCGGCGTCTACCTGGGCGGCATCTACTCCACAGCAGAACCGCCCCCCGTTATCGACGAAGACACCGACTACGTCCGCTACAGCGACGGCACCGTCTCCACCTACGATCGCAAAGCCGGAGTCATGACGCTCGAATGCGTCGGCGCAGTCCTACTCAAGTGCGGGCGGGGTGTCACGGTCGAAGCAGGCCAGCCAGTAACAATAAAGGCCCCGGCCGTGACGCTGGATGCAGGGCAGGTCACCGTAAACGGCAACCTGCAGGTGAACGGCGACGTTACTGCGGCAGGGATGGTGATGGATGCGGGAGGGAATTCGAATCATCACAGTCACTGAGGGCTTCACTTGCCGGCTTTATTCCTCGCGTCTCTCGCTGCGATGCCATTGCGCTTTCCTTCTGGCAGCATTTCAAACAGGTCGTCAATTTCTTGCGGAACGGCAATCTGTTCCTCAATGATCAGATTGATCAGCCGGAACAAGGGGATTACGAATGTGTGGCTATCGTCCACATCAAGCGTACCTGGGTGGACTGCCTCATTACCAATCACACGAACGGTGTCCAACGCCTTCTGGATTTTGCTCGACAACCCATTTGCGACCAATGCCGCAATCTGTTTATCGATGCCGTCGTTTGTACCTGTGAGATGCCGACATAGTTTTTCTATGCACAACCGCAATAGTGCAGCGGCGGATCTTGGGGAAATGGCTGCAACAAGTCTCGCTTCCTCAAATTCCGGCCGGATGATGTCGGGCATTTTGGGATGTGCAAAGGCTGCGTCCGATTGAATCGGAAAAACCATAGTCGCTTCACTATAATCAGTGAGGCCAGACGGTACAGTTTCTTCGTCTGCCTTTGATCGCCATATAGCCAGCTTCTGACAGCTTGCGCATTTGCTCGCTACAAATAAGCAGCTCCTATTACCCACCAGCATATGAGCCCACTGCATTGCCGCAAATACCCGGCAATGTGGGCAATGGAAGGCATTTTTATTGAACTCGGGCGGGGTGAGCTGGGACATTTGACGACTCCAAAAGGTGAATACTTTAATGCCTGTCTGGGACTGTGTTTTCAAGCTCTTTAAAGCGGATTAAAAGCCACCCGCCACCATCAACAACATCATGGGCGCATGACAACGCCCATCCGCCACACCGACATCACCGCCGCTCACTGGCAACCCGCCCTCGGCACACCCGGCGAGGTGGTCGAAGGCCTGCGCGACATCGACCAGACCATCCGCACCATCCTGACCACACCCAAAGGCAGCGACCCGCATCGCCCCGAGTTCGCCTCTGACCTGCACCGATACCTGGACTGGCCGACCAACCGCGTCACGCCTTACCTGGTGCGCGAATCGATCGAAGCCATCACCCGCTGGGAACCACGGGTCAAGGTGGTGCGCATCTCCACCCAGATCAACGACACCCACATCACCCTGCGGGCGCACTGGCAGGTCGCCGACGGCATCCCCCAACAAACCGAGGTTCGCCATGCGCGCACTGCCACCGCCTGAATTCGTAAAAATCGACCCGGCCGCCATCGAAGCCTCCCTGATCGCCCGCTACGAGAAAAAGGCCAACAAAACCCTATACCCCGCGCAGGTCGAGCGTCTGTTCATCGACCAGATCGCCTACGCCAAAACCCTGACCTTGATGGCCATCCAGCAGGCGGGTGAGCGCTTGTTGGTGCGCTACTCAGGCGGGCCGATCCTCGACTACCTGGGCGAATTGGTGGGCACCCCGCGTTTGCTCGCAAAACCGGCGCGCTGCACTCAGGTGTTCCGGCTAGAACAACCCGCCACTCAACCCGTTGCCCTCGGTGCAGGCGCGCGCGTCACCAGCCAGGACGGGCGCATCGTTTTCATCACCGAAGACCCTGTCACCCTGGCCATCGGCGAGCAAGAAGCGCGCACCATCGTCGTCTGTGACACGGTCGGCACACTCGGTAACGGCTGGGCCATCGGCCAACTGTCGACGCTCTGGGGGGACGCACCCGACGGCATGAGCACCTTCAACGAAACCGTCTCAGAAGGCGGGATCGGAGACGAGCAAGACCCGGCCTATATAGAACGCATCATTCTGGCCCCGGAATCATTCAGCACCGCAGGCCCGGACGGCGCCTACGTCTATCACGCCCGTGCAGCGCATCAATCGATCATTGACGTGGCCGTACGCGGCGGCGAAGAAGACCCCGATGTCCCCGACGGTGAAGTGTGGCTTTACCCACTGACCAAAACCGGCTTGCCAACACCTGAGCTGTTAGCGTTGGCAGAAAGCAGCGCAAGCGCGCGTAAAAAACGGCCACTCACAGATCTCGTACGGGCCAAATCCCCCGAAGAGATCAGCTTCGCCATTCGTGGCCGTCTGACCCTGTTCGACGACGTAGACCAGGACAGCGTGCTGGCCTTGGCACGCACGGCCGCCACCGAGTACGCCGCCGACCGCCGCGCAACCTTGGGCAAAGACATCGTCCCTGAACAGATCATCCGTGCAGTGCAGGTGCCAGGCGTCTACCAACTGCTGCTGACCGAGCCCTCGATGCAGGTGCTCGCAAGTCATCAATGGGCAAACTGCGCCGAGATAGACCTGCAGGTCGAAGGCTTCGCCCATGGCTAAGCCGCGACTGCCCGCCGTACTGGCGGGCGACGAACGCTTCGCGATCCTCTGCGAGCTGCTGCAGGAAGAGTTCGACAACCTGGACCTCAACCCCTTGCTCGTCTACCTGGTGGACGTCGTGTCGCCTCGGCTGCTGCCGCATCTGGCAGACCAGTTCCACGTCATGGGCCTGGAAGGATGGCGTTTCACCCGTAACAACCAGGAGCGACGTAGCCTGATCAAACGCGCCAGCGAACTGCACCAGTTCAAGGGCACACCCTGGGCGGTAGAACAGGTGCTGGAAACCCTCAACCTCAAGGGCACGGTGTCTGAGTGGTTCGAGTACGGCGGGCAGCCCTATCGTTTTCGCGTAGACATCAGCCTCACCACTCGCGGCCTGGACGCCGACACGTTCGACGCGTTGGTCGCGCTGATCAACGAATACAAAAACAAACGTTCGCGCCTCGATGCGCTGAGCGTTTCGCTGCAAACCCAATCGCCGGTGTTCATCGCAGCAGCTCTGGTGACCGGCGAGCAGACCACGATCTATCCGTTACAAACCGAAGGCGTCGATCAGGCCGATACCGTGTTCATCGGTGCGGGCCTGGTGACCACCGAAATCACCACCATCTATCCCTTGGAGGCTTAAGTGGCCCAAGAGTATTACACCGTCCTCACGCAAGCGGGGCTGGCCTATGAGGCCAAATCCAAGGCTGAGAAAACCCCTATCAACCTGAGCTACCTGGCGGTAGGTGACGGCAACGGCGCTCCCTATAATCCAGGTCCCGAAGCCACCCAACTGCTGCGCGAAACCCATCGCCAGCCCTTGAACGCATTAAGCCAGGACGACAAAAACCCCTCCTGGCTCATGGCCGAGGCGCTGTTACCGGAGGACGTGGGCGGCTGGACCATTCGCGAGGTCGGCATCTACACCGACACCGGCATCCTCTACGCCATCGGCAAATACCCCGACAGCATCAAACCGCTGCTACCAGGCGGCTCCACCAAACAGTTCTACGTCAAAGCTATTTTCCAGACCAGCAACGCCGCCGACGTCATCCTGATCGTCGACAACAACGTCGTGGCCGCGACACGATCGTTCGTGATCGACTACGTCAGATCAGAGCTGGACCGGCGCTACCTTGGGGGCCTTCAACTGCTGGAAGCGAGCCAGGCGCCGCGTGTCTTCGAATTGCCAGCCGCCGACGAGGTCTTGGAAATCATTGTCCGGCGCACCGACAACAGCGGTCATCGTCTGCTGATCAACGCGTCTGGCGGCGGCACCATCAAATTCCACACCCACTTAAACCCTGACGGCTATCCGTTTTTTGTCCTCATGGGCGCAGGCGACTGGTGGCATCTGCGCAGTGATGGCCAAGGCAGCTGGTGGCCGATGGGCCGTCACGACAGCACGCCTTTGGGACGGCCGGTGTTCGAGACCACCACCGTGTTCAATCCAGGTGGCTATGGCCCCCTGAACGGTCCCGTGCTGGTGCGAACCGACTGGCCATGGCTGTGGGATCACGCTCAGCAGTCCGGTATGAACGTGCCCGAAGCGCTGCGTGACGGCAACGAAGGCGGCTGGACCGAAGGCGATGGCGATCAGACGTTCAGAGCGCCGGAGGGGCGCGGAGAGTTCCTTCGAGTGCTGGATGAAAATCGTGGGGTGGATCCAGTCCGAGTCCCTGGCAGTAATCAAGCACCGGAAATTCAGGCGCACGCACACACCATGGAATTCAACATGGATCGCAGTTCCGGTGCGATGGGCAATGCCGTGTATGGCGACGAGCAATATTACGGCACCAATTCAGCGGGCACGAAGCCTACAGGCGGTACCGAGACGCGCCCAAGAAATATTGCCTATCCCGGCCGTATCAAATTGATTTGAGGCATTTATGACGATTTATCTTCTCGACAGTATGGGCATCTGCACCGGCCCCGTGGAACTGCCCGTCATTCCAGGTCTGGGCGCGCACTTTCCAAGTAATGCAATTGAGCTTGACGCTGAGCTGCCACCGCCAGCACCGGGGCATGTCTGGATATGGAAAGACGCAACCACCTTACAAATCGCCGACAACCGAGGCATGGCTTACCGAACGGACACCGGCAAGGAAGAGCCATGGACCGAATTAGGCGAACTGCCTGACCACTTAACCCTTGATCCGCGACCCGGTGTTCATCACGTATGGACCGAGCACGGTTGGGAACTGGACGAGGTGGCAGAGCAGGCGGCGCTGGTGGCCAAGACGTTGGATATTCGGGACAGCCTGCTTTACGAAGCGGGTTTGCGTATTGCACCGCTGCAGGACGCTATCGAGCTCGATCGGGCCACCCCTGAGGATGAAGCGGCACTGCGGCAATGGAAGGGCTACCGGGTAGACCTCAATCGGATCGAAGATCAGGAAGGGTTCCCGGAAGACATCGAGTGGCCGACTCAACCCGAAACCCGCAAACCTCACTAAAGAAAGAGGACGGTCAGCCCAAGTGTTCGAGCACCTGAGCTGACCGCCAGTGTGCAGCACTAACCTGCAAACCAGCCAAGGTCCTCTGCTCACGCGCGAGCGGCAGGGAGACTACCAGATGCCAAAGGTTTGCCTAGATGCTTGAAATACGTTGTGGTCATTGCGCCCGCAAACTTGCCGCTGCCAGCGGCTTCATCGAACTGCAGATCAAGTGCCCGCGCTGCCGGACACTCAACCACCTGAAGGCCCCGAGCCTCCTTCCAGAACGCCATGAGCATCCCACCACCGGAACACCTGGATGCCCACCATTGGAAGCCTGTTCGCAGGTATAGGAGGTTTCGACCTTGGATTTGAAAACGCAGGCTACAACACCGCCTGGCAAGTTGAACTCAACCCCGTTAACCGGGCTGTCCTTGCCGACCGATTTCCCCACGCCCAACGCTTCAACGACGTGCGCGAGTGCGGCGCTCACAACCTCACCCCCGTTGACGTCCTCACCGGCGGATTCCCCTGTCAGGACATCAGCCTGGCCGGCGCCCGCTACGCCAACAAAGAAAAGCGCGGCCTGCGCGGCGAACGCAGCGGCCTATTCTGGGAAGTCATACGCATTATCAAGGAAATACAACCCCGCTGGGTGGTGCTTGAAAATGTCGTTAACCTGCTCGCTGTCAACGATAGCGAAGACTTTGAGACAGTCATCCGGGCCCTTGCGGACTGCGGGTATGTGGGATGCTGGCGAGTGCTTAATGCTCAGTATTTCGGAGTCCCCCAGCAACGTCGTCGCATATTCCTGGTCGCAGGTCTTGGACGAATGCCCCCCATGGAGCTGCTGGCTGACGCCGCGCCAGTGGACGCAATACCTCCAGCGTCTAGCGCGACACCCTGACCAGTGCCAGCGGATGCCTGGGCTGCCAATACTCTATTGGCAAACAAAGCCGGATCACAAATCTCTCTGGGCTGTACCACTTTCGTCGCTGAACCGAACCGATGGGATCAGATGGTTGAGCGGCAGCGAGCGTCTGACGATGATGGGTTTTGCCTCGGACTGGATGCGGCCAACCTTGCAGAAGCTTTCTCTGCCGGAAACGCCGTCGTACCGCAAATCGCGGAGTGGATCGCCAAAAAGCTGATCACACACCAGCGATGAAACCAAAACGGGCCGATCACTCGGCCCGTTTCGCAATTCCCTTGCAACCGAAGCAAAAAAACCAAGTCCTATTTATCTCGGTTCACCCACCCAGTTTTGCGCGCGCGGCATCATAAACCCGTCCGCAAAAGCAGCTAACCCCACCGCCCCCTCTGTAGGAGCGAACTTGTTCGCGAGCTGGCATCCCTGAAACACCCACATAGCCGCCTCGCCAACAAGTTGGCTCCTACAGCGAGCCATTGTCCCTGACACACCGATTCGCTCGCCGCCACATTCCCTGTAGGAGCGAACTTGTTCGCGAGGCTGCGATCGCGGTGTGTCAGACACATTGCATCGCAGCCTCGCAGTGCTCGTCAGCTCCTACAAAGCCGGAGCCCGGCCCGTAGATCTCGATCCTGGATGAAGATTTCCTCCAAGCCGTAATTGTCCGTAGTACCCGCAGGCTCATCGCTATATACTTTTTTACATACCGTTACATTGAGCGCTTGATGTCCCCTTCTTCCCGTTTCTCCTTTTGGCTCAGCCTGTGTCTGCTGTGTGCCGCCATGCTGCTTGCCCTGTTGGTGGGGCGATATTCGATCTCACTCGCCGAGTTCTCTCATTTCATCCTCCAGCCATTGGGCCTGGGCGATTTGCCGACTGCCCGCGCCCAACTCCTGCACAGCGTGATCATCGACGCTCGCCTGCCCCGCGTGATCGCCGCCGTGTTGGTGGGCGCCGGTTTGTCGGTTTCCGGCGGGGCGTATCAGGCGGTGTTTCGCAATCCGCTGGTGTCGCCGGGTTTGCTGGGTGTGCTCAGCGGCTGCGCGTTTGGCGCGGCGCTGGGGATCATCTGGCACTGGCAGGCGCTGCCGATTGCGCTGCTGGCCTGCGTCACCGGGCTGATCGCCGTGGCCGTGGGCGTCGGCATCGCGCACATGTTCCAGACCTCATCGATCCTGCTGCTGGTGCTCGGCGGCATTGTCGCCAACGCACTGTTCACCTCACTGCTGTCGATGACCCAATACATCGCCGATCCGGTCGATCAGCTGCCGAGCATCGTCTACTGGTTGCTGGGCAGTCTCAGCGCGGTGGATCAACACACCCTGATGTGGATCGCCCCAGTGCTCGCGGTTGCGATCGTGCTGCTGTGTTTTGGCGGACGTGCGATCGACGCGCTGTCCCTGAGCGATGACGAGGCCTACAGCCTTGGGGTGCCGGTGCAGAAAATCCGTTACGGGGTGATCATTCTGGCAACGCTGATCTGCGCATTGACCGTGAGCCTGGCCGGGATGGTCGGCTGGATCGGCCTGTTGGTGCCGCACTTGGCGCGGTTGCTGGTGGGGCCGAGCAACGTGCGCCTGTTGCCGGTGAGTGCGTGCCTGGGCGGAATCTTTCTGCTGGCAGCGGACGGTGTGGCGCGCAGCTTCTCAGCCGGGGAAATTCCGCTGGGCATCATCACCGAACTGTTCGGCGCGATTGCCTTCGTGCTGGTGCTGCACCGCGTGCGCAAGGGCTGGTTATGA